GAATACGCGTATCGTCTCGCTATTATGCAAGGCAGGTATGCGTACCCGGTCACTCGCGACTTGAGCCGCCAAGGTAAATATTATACATTCAACAGGAAAACAAGTAGCACTGCCCATTGGGGCAAACTTCTTGATCCTGACAGTTTGCTTATCGCATTCTGTAGATGTAGAACGTGTACCGAGTAACCAGTAAAGAAGTGGTGTTCCTTTGAACACCTCCTTTACTAGTTCGAGTGTCACTGAGTCAGAAGCGGCTGAAAGGTCAATCGTAGCATAACTACCAGTAATACTCCCAAAAAGAGCAAGCTGGCCGGAAATGCTTTGATCGTGTAGATTTACCCTATGTTTCCAAAATTGAGATTCTGAAAACATTGAATCAATACTACGTCTCACGCCTTGCTGATAGAACTGAAGTTCTACCGGTTCAGCAGAGATACCTCGGAGCTTTTTCCAAGTCTTGGGTACAGAGATGAAGCGCGATGTCCTAGTGGACTTTTCGCTCATCAGCCAAGGACAATAGTCCTTTTCTGTACCTAGACAATTATGGTCCAGGAGATAAGCTATTCTACGATCACTACGTGTGTGCAGGTACTTTTCGTACCAGCATTTCACTTTGGGATCGGCAACAGCACCTGGACCATGTTGAGGAAGGAAAGACCCTAGTTTCCAGTCATGAAGTGTTTTTCGCGCAAGCGAATTCATTTCATTAAGGATACTGGCTACTTCATGATTATCACGAAGTGGCGAAGCAGTGGATAAATCATGCTCGAAACTGATAAAATCCGCATTTGCGGTTTCTACCAGATCGGGCCGATCTAGTTCAATCTTTGACAGAAATGAACAGATCTGATGAATCCACTTAACGGCCTCCACATCCCCAATCTCCCCGTTTCTAACTCCGTAGCAAATGCTACGAACTAGAGACATAACACAGCCTAAATCATTAGGCACTAAGATCCCTTTCGGGAGGTCGCCTTTAAAGCGACTCGACATTGATAACTGGTTTAAAAGCCAGTTGTCAATGTCGTCTAGGAAGGTCAGCAAACTTGTTAGGTTTACTGAGTCAGAACCGCAGAGAAACTGCATCTTCATGATGCGGCCATCTCTGCCGTTTGCTTCCTCTGGACGCAAGTCCATTAGTAGAGTGTTGATGTCAAGGAGAATCCCAACCCATAGTGTTAGACCATTGCAAATATTGTGATGGTCTTCACTTTGGTTGAGAGTGACGCAGTGGTTACCAATTAGGTAACTGGGAGTGATGGACAAATTTGTCCTCACTTGTGTTAGTTGTTTTACTAACAAACTGCACCTACTTTAGGTGAAGAGTTTCCGCTGCAGATCAAATGCCTGCAGGGGTAAGGGCGCCACGCATCTTTTCAGTGACAACAACTGGATCTCCAGTTGCATTGCAGAGACCTGCGTAAGTGGCCATAACGAGTGTTTCTACATCTGCCTCGGAAATATCCGAGTCATTTGGTAGTCTCAACTCAATACGAGCCACCATCGGCAATTGGATCTCCACGTCATTGACAGTTTTAGTGGCGATGGTTTTTAGTTCCACAAAGACAGTTTGTCCAGACGTGTTAGCATTTTGTGCTGACACAGGGACAGTGCCTTCGGCCAACGTTGTATAAACGTTTGCTATCTTGTCAAGAGTTACCTTTAAGGTAGTTTTCTTGTCAAGTGGAGCTACAATGTCAGTCATTTTGGCAAGCGACCC